ATGACGGCGCGCTCGATTGGCGCTGTTACCGCTCAGCTCCTGGGGCCGAAGCACGCCGCGACGACGCGTCGAACTGGCCAGCCAGTTAGGCGAAACAGCTACGCCGCCGGCCAGCGCGAAGGCCGGCTCTGGCGGCCGATCGCTGACGGCAAGTGCCGCAGCGCGCGCCGCTGGATCGGCGCTGTAATGCGCGCAGCGCGTCGGTTTGAGCGTGAGAGCATGGAGGCCGGAAAGCGGAATGGCGCGCTAGGCCACATCGGGCTCGAGGTGCTTGAGGAGCTCTTCCGCCTGGTCGACTATCGTACCGGTCGCTTGGATCCCGCCGTCGCCACAATCGCGGCGAACATCGAGCGTTCCTACAAGGCAGTGCACGCCGCCCTGAAGCGGCTGGCTGCGGCCGGCTTTCTCGAATGGATTCGCCGCACCGAGCGAACCGACAACGAGGGCGAGTACGGCCCCCAGGTTCGCCAAATCTCGAATGCTTACGGCCTTCGGTTGCCTGAGCGGGTGGCGCAGATGGTTTGCCAGATCCTCGGCAACGCTCCGCCGCCAGAAGATGCCCTGTGGCGCAGAGAAGACCATGCAGCAGACACCGCCGCAATGCTCGCCAGCGTTACCGCGGTGGAAGCGTTCGACGCCTCGATCGACGTCGCCGGTGAACTGGGCGACGCCCTGCGCCACCTGGCGCGCGCTGTCGACAACGCGAATTTCCTAGGGAGCGAGAATCCCGGAGCCAAAGGATAAATAGGAAAGGAGTGCCCTGTCGGGCACGCGTTGATTTGCGGACACATGATCATCCGGCCAGGATCAGGCACCTTCGTCGTCAAGCCGCGGCAGAGGGACGAGGCGGCTTGCGCCGCCTCGAGGGCTCCCCAGCGGGGAAGCCCGGCGGGGTTCGGCCGAAAAAGAACCTGCGGTACTGGCTTGGAGGTTGCCGATTTGGCGCTGCGGCGCGCGCCAGGCGCGATCCGGGTGATCTGATCGGTGGAGTACGCGGATCTGCATCATATTGCATCACGGCCATCCCCTGCCCTCTCCTAGGCCGCGGGGACGCTCCATCCCTGCATCAAAAGGGACACGAAAAGCGGGCGGGCGAGGCGGGGGGAAAAGCGCTCGTTCTGGGGCGCCACCGCCGAGGGGCACCGCCCCAAGGCCGCGGTTGGGTTCGAGGATCAGACCTCGCTGGTAGCGACCTTCCGGGAGACACGCTGCCAGTGATCGCAAGCCGGAGCTAGAGAGAAGTAGTAAGGTCCCGCCGCGCTGTCCGCTAACGCCTGAAATCGCTGGTACAGTGCCTCAGTGCGTTAGCGCTGCGATCGACGGCCACTGCCTAGGGCGTTGGTATCTCTGCAGCTGTTGGTCAACATCGCTGCACACGCTGCTCGGCAACTTGTGCAGCCTGCGATGCGGTGGACGTCCGACCGACGCCAAGACTCACCCAAACGGCCAAGATCCACCGCACTGAACGGTTTTAACAATACAGATGAGCACTGAGAGCGTGATCCGATCTTCGCATGTGGGCAATGAAAGGCCAAGGCGTGGCGGCGTCTCGTTTCCATTTCAAGGGCGACAGACCATTCAAGTGGCAGCAGCGAAATAACATATATTCAGCAACCTTCTGCAACCTTTTGGTCATCAAATACCCGCATCTAAACAGTGCCTTCAAAGGCACTTTTAACGAAGATGGGCTTGAGGCGGTTTACGGTGAGACTCGGGGCGGAGAACGGATACAGAACACACGCGCGAAACCAATCTCACCCGGTTTACGGGACGAAATGCTTTATCGCGCCTGGCTCCTGGCTAACATCGCTCCCCAAATGTCACGCGTACTCGGCTTGCTCCCTATAAACAGGAAGAGATCGATTTATGCCATCACCAATTACGCTGCCGCTTTCGCCAGCATTTGGGCCGAACGCCGAACCATCACCAGGAGCGTTGATGGACGTATTTTTGAGCGGAACAACAACGCCAGCAACGGTTTACAAAGACAGTAATTTAACGACACCCCATAGCAACCCAATTGTTGCGTCGAGTGATGGCAAGTTTCCTGCCATTTTCACTACACCATATGTGCAATATCGCTTCCGAGTACGAAATTCCTCTGGCACCCCGATCACCGGCTACGACTTTGACCCGATCTCTACACAAATCCAAGGGAGCGATCTTTTCCCATCGTCGATCGCCGCCCTCCAGGCCGTTCCTGTGGGCACATCTGCCGTCTTCTTAAATCTCGGTAGCCGATCCGGCTATTTCCGATGGATCAGCGGCGACAAGTCGGCCTTGATATCGAGCGACCCCCTCCAAGGGCTATATATCCCGCCAGCGACCGATACCTCTGGCGCTTCCGGATGTTGGGCGCGCGTTTGGGACGAGGTCACGGGATTCGCGGAGTGGTTCGGCGCAATACCCGAAAGTGCGACCTCTGCCGCCATTAACGTCGCAGCATTAAATGCCGCGCTCGCTCTTCTACCAACGACGCAGCTCAGAGCCGCACGGTATTACACGAGCGATACCATCATTCACTCCACAGCGAATCATAGGCTGGTGGGCAACGGCTTCAACGCGTTCAATGATTCTCATAACATACCGGGGGTAAGCCGAATTATTTGCACAAGCGCCACTGCCAACATCCTTCAGGTAGGTTCGCCGTCCCTCCCTACACCGGCGCCTCTCAACTTCCCGCTGGGCATCGTAGTTTCCGACGTGATGCTCGACAGATCTGTTGCGCCGAACATTTCAAGCAACTGCGTTGGCCTGCGTGCCACTTTTATAATCGGAGGCACGATCAAAAACATAAAGTCGCGAAACTCAATGAAGGGTTACGAACTCGCAGGCTTAGTGGGATGCGTTGTAGATCGAACTTATGCCGTTCGTGACGTCCCTGGATCTGGATCGGGAACTGATTTTTGGGATGGCTACGACGTAAATGGCAATTACAACATTGGAACAGTTGGAGGCAACGCATCGCTTTTCATTACTAAAGCAAATGCGACGAATAACGAAGGCAGCTTGCAACGGGCAAACTCCTTCGGCATGCGCCTTTACGGCGGATTGCAAGATCTGTTCATCGAGGATTTTGAAGCCGGAATCTGTAACGTAGGAATGTTCATCGAGGGCGGCGGTACGAATGGCGACATTTATATCAAGCATCCCATTCTTGATGCCTGCAACGCGGGCGGACTAGTAATTCAGAATGCCGCGGCGAGTGCAGCCATAAACGTCGCGGACCCATATGTTGCCATGGCAGCGGGGAGCGCCGGAGCGGGATACTGGCTCAACAGCTGTCATGGACCCGTATCAATTACAGGCGGGCAAATTCTCAACAACTCCAGTTCTATTTGCATATCACTAGAGAATACTACTGCCGCACGCCTGCAAGGCATGATTGTCCAGTCCGGCTCGGGTAATAATGTCAGCACGATGACGGGCTGCAGCTCATGCCACCTGGAATTTACGGCCTTTAACTCAAGCGGGTCCAACAGCACATACAATGTAGTGGTGATCTATGGCCCCATAAATGGCTGCACTATAAAGCCTACGGTTGGTGGATCGTCGACTTACGCCAACGGTATCAATGTTACCGTTAATACAGATACCCGAAACAACTATGATGTCGGCGGTATAAATAGCGCCAATATCGCAGGTGGCTTTGCCTCAAAACTGATTCGAGGCGGCATTAGCATCACGACCAGCCCTACAATGACCCCATTTTACTCGGGCACCAACTTCATAACTGGCAATACGGGTTGATCTCAACTGAAGGCCAACCATCAATCGGAAGGTGCGAGTGGTCGTTGGCACTAGCATAATGACAGGTGCGGTTGATGCGGTTGAGAGATGATCTGGCACTATGCAGCGCTAGCAATCAGCTTGCGTTCGCGGAACCGGATCACTTCGCGGCCGACCAGCTCGTTGAACTGCAGCAGCCGCACCTGCAGTGGCGCGATCTCCAGCTCGAAGAACATGTCGACCGCCTGGAGCGGGTTGCCGAAGCCGCTGGAGCCCTGCGCCGGCACGATGCCGAGCAGCTGGGGCGGCACGCGGTGCGCGGCGAGCACGTCATCGCGCGTCGCGTTCTTGATGCCCAGGAACTCGTCCTTCGCGCCCACTTCGGCGATCGGCAGGATCTTGAGGCTGCCCTCTTTCGCGTTCGGCGCGTGGACGAAGAGGTTCCGGAAGTTGCCGGGCCCGCGCGACGCCTTGAGCGCGGTCTTGAGCGCGGTGGTGTCCTTCTCGTCGATCTCGCCGGTGGCGTAGAGGATATACCCGGCATGGCTGCCGTTGAGGTAATAGCGGCGGCGGAACAGCGTCGCCGCCTCGTTGAGCAGCGCCGACTGCAGCGCGCTCAGATATTCCGGCACGCCGTAGATCTCCTGGTTCACGTCGGGCTGGCAGACCTGCTGGACGCTGCCGGGGGCGAACTCCACTTCGTCGCGATCGCCGGGGACATAGAAGAACCGCCCCGCTTCCACCCCGCGCCGGGTGTATTTGGCGATGGCATGCTCATAGCGCAGCACGCCGCCCAGGACGTTGCGGCGCTCCTCCAGATAGCCGTTGCCGAAGACGAGGAAGTCCTGCGCCATGGCTTCGAACGCCGCGGTGCTGAGCAGCGGCGATGCCTGGAACGACGCGACCAGCAGGTTGCGCTTGAGCATGATGGCGCTGCTGTGGTGCGGAGAGACGCGGAACGCGCGCGCCAGGCCGTCGAGCGACACCGGCGGTTCGTACCATCTGCCATTGTGCCAGCACTCGGCCATGTCGAGCAGCTCGCGCCGGTTGAGCACCGGCTCCGGATCGCCGAAGCTGAACGCCAGGCCACTCGAGCTTGTCTCCTCCTTCGTCGCCATCAAAGCCCCAGACGACGCCGCCGCCGTTTCCTGCCGGGACATCGTCCGCGCTCGAGTCCGCTTCGCCATCGATAATCTCCAAGCGCGTCTGCGGCCGCGCGCTGCCGTCCAGTGGTTCGTTGATGAGGATGTGCATGACCGCCCAGGCCAGATCGCCGTGGCCGATGCTCTCGTCGCCGCGGCTGGTCTTGAAGGTGATCGCCTTCCCCGAGCCGGTGAGCGCCTTCTTGATGCTGAGGAAGCTCGACTGCACGTCGATCCAGCTCGCGTCGAACTCGATGCGCCCGCGCGCAAAGCTATGCTGCGCCTTCATCACCATCTGCGCCTTGGACTCGAGCGAGTATTCGATCTTGGTGCAGCCGCGCACCGTGCCGCTGAGCAGCTGGTAGACGGCCGAGCCGATGCCGGTGGCGTCGATGCCCAGATAGGTGCAGTTGTAGCGGGCGAGCCGCTGGCGGATGAACTCGGCCTGTGCCTGGTAGTCGAGCCCGCGCAGCTGGTACTTCTCCAGCAGCCGGAACTTGCCCCCCGGCCCTTCCGGCGGCAGCGCGATAACCAGCGCGGCATTGTCGCCGTTCTCACTTTCCTGCGGATCATAGCCGGCCCACACCGCCCGCGTGCCGACAGGCCGCGAGGCTAGCGGCTGCACGTCGAGCCAATCGACGACGGTGTCGACGGTCGCACGCTGCAGCTCGTTGAACTTGAACGCCGAGAGGCTGTCGTCGACGAACTGGCACATCAGCAGGTTCGCGAATTCGTCGGGCGCATATTCGATGCGCAGCTCGTCCAGATCGAACAGGTCGCAGCCGCGCGCCTCGGCATCCTCGATCGTGACGATCTGGCGCCAGATATTGTCCTCGCACACCGCGCCTGCCTTCAAGCGGCCGTGTCCGGTATCGATAGTGACCCGATTCTCCTTCTTCACCCGGCGGTTGCGGCGCTCGCCGGTCCAATAGGGGTGCGCCTGGTGCGCGACCGTGGACGGCGTGGAGAAGTAGGTTTTCCGCCACTTCTTGTGCATCGCCATGCCGCTGGCGACCTTGTTCAGCTCCTCGAAGCCATAGGTCCAGAAGAACTCGTCGAAGTAGAAATTGCCGTGATAGCCCTGCGCGGTGCGGGCATTGGTGCCCAGGAAGATCAGCTGCGGCAGATCCTCGCCCTCGGGCAGCGTCTCGGCGTCGAGCACGATCGGATCGCCCTGCAGCTTCACCCCCACCCGCGCCGCGAACTGGATGATGTAGCCCCGGAAGATATGGGCCTGCGCCTTCGAGGCGCTGAGGAAGATCATGTTGCCGCGCCCGCGCAGGGCGTCGAGCAGCGCCTCGCGGGCGAAATACCAGGTCGCGCCGATCTGGCGCGATTTCAGGATCATGCGGGTGCGCTGGTCGCGCGCGTCCCACCAATCCTGCTGATAGCCGAACAGCTCGTCGTGGAAGATGCGCTCCAGCTCTTCCACCTGCTCACGGGTGAAATAGTTGGTCTTCGCCTTCTTCTTCTCGCCCGCGTTGCGATTGCCGACCTTCTCGTTCAGATCGCCTTCGTGTCCGCCCGGCGCCTCATAGCGGCGCACCCGCGCAGCGGTGGTGACCGCGCGCATGAGCAGGTCGATTTCCTTGAAGTCGCCGGGGGTCTTCTTGTCCTTGTCGACCAGCCCGACGATGCGGGCCTCGATCGCGTCCTCGATCTTGGTGAGCGCGGGCGCATCATCCCACCGATCGCGCTGCCGCCAGGACTCCACCGTCGCGCGCGAAAGCGCCAGCTCCTCGGCGATCTGGGTGATCGTCCAATAGCGCCAGTACAGGCTGCGCGCCTTCCGCCGCGCATCCACGGGGATCGGCATCGTCGATGCTGGCAAAGGTTCGTCGGCGGGATGCATGGCGCCCCGAACCTAGCCATGCCTGAGCCCCCTCACTGAGCGCCGCCCCTTGTGAAACGGGCATTTCACAAGGGCGCTCGCTTGAGAAGAGATGCCAATCCGGTCCCTGTTCGCCTGGTCAAACGCCGCCTCGGCTCGATCACGCAGGGACCAGCACCGCCATGGCCAAACTCTCCAAGTTCTTCCGCGCCTTCGTCGCCGGCCAGACGATCAGCGACGGCCGCACCATCACCGACGAGATGATCGACGACGTGGTCGCGACCTTCAACCGCGACACCTATTCGCCGCGCATCAATATCGAACATATCGCCGGCTACAGCCCCGAACCGCCCTTCAACGGCTATGGCGACGTCGCCGCCGTCAAGGCGCAGGACGATGAGATCTCGATCGCCGGCAAGACCGAGAAGCGCCGCGCACTCTATGTGCAGGTCGAGGGCAACGATCAGCTGGTGAAGCTCTCGGCCGCTGGCCAGAAGCCGTTTCCGTCCGTCGAGCTGACCCCCGACTATGCCGGCAGCGGGAAGGTTGGCCTGGTCGGCCTCGCCTTCACCGATACCCCCGCCTCGATCGCTACCCAGAAGCTGCAGTTCTCGCGCACCGCGCCGGGCACCATTTTCAGCGCCTCGGATCAGGCCGTCGCGATCGAATTCGAGCAGGGCACGGCAGGGGTCACTGATGCGATCGTCGCCGGCTTCTCGAAGCTCGCCGACATGTTCTAGCGCACCACCGACGAGCCCGGCACGCCCCCGCCGGCACCGGCCCCTTCGCCCGCGCCCGCGCCCGCGAATGACAACATGGACTTCGCCGCGTTCACCAAGGCGATGGGCGATGCAGTCGCGGCGGCGGTGAAGCCGGCCCTCGATGCGGTCAGCGAAGTTCGTACCGAGATGGCGACCATGAAGGGCCAGCTCGAAACCACGCCCGCCGGGTTCAGCCGCCCGCCGGCGAGCGGCGGCGCCGGCCAGCACCTCACCGACTGCTGATCGCCCGCAACCTCACCCCACCGCCCGAGCCCCTCCCCCGCACCCCGGAGCACTTTCCATGCAGAATCAGACCCGCGTGCTGTTCAATTCGTACCTTGGGCAGCTCGCCAAGCTGAACAACCTGGACGGCAATTTCTTCCTGAACGGCTCTACCGAGATCAAGAAGTTTGCGGTTGCCCCCGCGATCGAGCAGAAGCTGCTCGCCAAGCTGCAGACCACCAGCGATTTTCTTTCGCGGATCAACGTGATTTCGGTGGTCGAGCAGATGGGCGACCGCGTCGGCGTTGGTGTAACCCGCTCGCTCGCAAGCCGCACCGACCTGTCGGTCCCCGGCAACCGCCGCCGCCCGACCAGCCCGTTCGGTAGCGACGCCATCGATCAGTATATCTGCAAGAAGACCGACTACGACTATGCGTGGCCCTACGCACTGCTCGACGCCTGGGCGCATCGCCCGGAATTCCAGCAGCTCTGCCGCGATGCCGTGCTGGTGCAGAAGGCGCAGGACATCATCACGATCGGCTTCAACGGTGTGGACGCCAAGCCGCAGACCGACCGCGTCGCCTATCCGCTGCTGCAGGACGTCAACTATGGTTGGCTCTACAAGATGCGGACCTATGCGCCTCAGCGCGTGATGTCGCACGGCAGCAAGGATGGGCTCAAGGTCTACGTCTCGGATACCGGGGACGCCGACTATGAGAACCTCGACGCTCTCGTCTTCGACGTCGTCCACAACCTGCTGCACGAGCAGTTCCGCGGTGCGACTGACCTGGTGGTGATCGTCGGCAGCGACCTTGTTCACGAGAAGTATTTCAAGATCGTGAGCGAGGCCGGCAACACGGCGACCGAGATCGTCGCGCGCGACGTGATCCTGTCGAGCCGCCAGCTCGGCGGCAAGCCGACCATGCAGGTGCCGAACTTCCCGGCCAATGCGCTGATGGTCACCAGCCTGAGCAACCTGTCCTACTATCAGCAGAAGGGTTCGGCGCGCCGCAACATCGTCGAGGAATCGGCCTACGACCAGATCGCCAACTACGAGAGCGTCAACGACGGCTTCGTGGTCGAGGAATACGGCAAGGCCGCCCTGGTCGAGAACATCAAGCTTGGCCCGAAGGTCTGAGGACCTGCGTCAAGTCTGCCCGCCCTCACCCACCCCAGCACCGGAACGCACCATGAGCCCAGCTCGCCAGCATCGTGACCGCTTCGCCGCCTCGGCCAAGCCCAATCACACCAGCATCGTCGTTGCCGCGCCGGAGGGCGAGGGCGGGCAGGAACCCCTGCTCGCCTCCCCTATCGTCTCCGCCAGCCCCGCGCGCCTGCACAAGCTGCAGCACGCGGCGCGGGCGGCGATCGAAGAACCCGCCACCCTGGACTCGTCGCTCGGCGAAGGCCCCGATGCCCAGATCATGCTGCGCCTCGTGCACGACATGCGCCGGCTCAAGGCGATCCAGTCGATCGAGAAGAAGATCGAGGCCAAGCGCGAGATGCTGCCCGCCTACCGCGAATGGGTGATGGCGCGCCTGGCGGCGGCGGCCGAGGCCGGCAAGACGGTCGCGGACGAAGTGATCCCCACCATCATGGTCTGGCTGATCGACGTGGGCGAATATCGCGGCGCGGTCGAGCTGGCCGAGTACATGCTGCGCCACGATCTGGCGATGCCGGCGCGCTATCAACGCACCACGCCCGCGCTGGTAACCGAGGAGATCGCCACCGCCGCGATCAAGGCGCAAGGCGCCGGCACCCGCTTCGACCTGGGCATCCTCACCGATATCGAGATCCTCACCGCAGACGCGGACATGCACGATCAGATCCGCGCCAAGCTCTACAAGGCGATCGGCCAGGAAACCGCGCTCGCGGCCGAGGCGCTGCTCTCGGCCGACGATCAGCGCCCGGCCTTCGGCATGGCGCTCGATGCCCTGCGCCGCGCGCACCAGCTCGACGAGCGCGCAGGCGTGAAGGGCAACATCAAAAAGCTGGAGAAGCTGCTCGACGCCGCCGCTCCCGCCACCACCGAACCGGCGTCCCAGCAGGGCGCCTAACCAGCTCGCCCCCGGCGCTCGGGGGCGGATCGCGCGCAACGGGAGGGCCTTCGGGCTGAGGGCCGTCGCGGACCCGGTCCCCACCCCCGTTTGCCGGGGACGCCACCGAAGGAGCCCGGCCCATGCTCATTATTTACATGCTGCTCGCCATCGGGTTGGCGCTCTGCACCGCTGCGGTCCTCGGGGCGTCGATCTACTTCCTCTTCGCTGAAAGCATTCGCACCCGGTTCGAAACTGCCTCGATCGTCGTGCTCGGCGCTTTTGGCTTTGTGCTTTGCGTGAAAGCCGCCGCGTCGTCGGTGCTGGCATGAGCACCTTCGCCTGCTCCCCCATCCTCACGCCGCCGCCCGCCGCGCCAGATGGCGCGCCGATCGTCAATGACGGCTGGTTTCCCGACGTCGACGTTGCCGACCTGCGCAAGGCGCGCCGCATCCCCGCCGAGATGCCGGCGGAGCGCCTGCGCGACGCGGTGCGCGAAGCGATCATCTGGACCAACGACCAGCTCGAGGATTGGCGCGCCGAGCAGGCCGCCGCCAGCTTCGCCGAGGTGCCCAGCTCCACCGTCGACGGCTTGAGCCGCAACGTCGTGCTGTACCAGCTCGCCGTGGGCGCCTGCGCCAAGGCGCTGCTGATCGAGCGGCAGCGCGACGTCGACCTGACCGGCGCCGGCCAGCGCAAGGTGGACGAGCTGGACGATTCGACTGGCGAGCTGCGCCGCGACGCGCTGCAAGCCGTTCGCCGGATCCTCGGCCGCACCCGCACCAGCGTGGAGCTGCTCTGATGGCGGACCTGCTCACCGCGCGCCAGGGCGACACGCTGGACGAGCTGCTCTGGCGCGAGCGCGGGCTCGGCCCCGAGGCGCTCGATGCCGTGCTCGCCGCCAATCCCGGCCTCGCCGATCGCGGCCCCACCCTCCCGATCGGCACGCCGGTCACCCTCCCCCCGATCGCCGCCCAGGCTCAGCCGGTGCGCGAGACGGTCCAGCTTTGGAGTTGACCATGGAACAGAAGATCATGGCCTTGCTCGACGCGTTCTGCGCATTCGCGTCGGGCATTGCCCCCGGCGCGATCGGCGCCACCGTGGCGCTCGCCTGGCGCAAGGGGCTCACCTGGCGCGAGCGCTTTACCCAGCTCGCCGTGGGCATCGTCGTCTCGTGGTTCGTCGGCCGCGCGATCGGCGCGATCTGGACGCTCGATCCCTTCGTGCTGCAGGGCATCGCCTTCACGATCGGCATGATCGCCTTCGAGGCGACGCCGCGGTTCATCGCAGCGGCGGCCGACGTCGCCGGCACCATCCCGGCAACGCTGCGCGACCGCTTCCTGGGCAAGGGAGGCGAGCAGTGAGCTACGATCGCGCCGCCCTCACCGCCGAGCTGATCCGCGACGAGAACGAAAAGCTCAAGGTCTACCGCTGCACCGCGAACAAGCGGACGATCGGCGTCGGCCGCAACCTCGACGACGTCGGCATCTCCAAGGCGGAGACTGCGGCGCTGGGCATCACCGTTGCGAGCGTCTGCGCGAACGGCCTCACGCGGCCGCAGTCCCGCGCACTGCTCACGAACGACATCGACGCATGCGAACGCCAGCTCGACGCCAAGCTGCCCTGGTGGCGCACCCTCAACGACGTGCGCCAGAGGGTGCTGCTCAACATGTGCTTCAACCTCGGCATCACGCGCCTGCTCCCCTTCAAGAACACGCTCGCCGCGATGGAAGCAGGCCGTTTCGCCGCCGCCGCCGCCGGCATGCGCGCCTCGCTCTGGGCGCGCCAGGTCGGCGCGCGCGCCGAGCGCCTGGCCGTCATGATGGAAAAGGGAACCGTATGATCAAGCTGATCGTCGGCGCCTTCAAGGCGCTCCACGCCTGGGCGGGCAATAGCTGGCTCGTCCTGATCGCCCTCGGGCTCGCGCTCGCCGCCCTGTACGTCGACGATCGCCGCACCCACGCCGATCGCGACGCCTGGGCGGCCTGGGCGAAGGCCACCTGCGCCTATGCCGGCGCCACGCCCGAGGCGGCTACCGTCGAGCGCGTGGACGCCGCCGGCAAGCGCCGCCAGGTGAAGCTGCAGCGCGGTGCCGCCTGCAGCGAGGCGGTGCAGGATCTCGCCGCCTTCCGCGCCGCCACTCTCACCAGCACCGCGCGCGTGCTCGCCGCCGCCGCCGCCGAGCAGCAGGCCAAGGCCACCCGCGACCGCACCACCGCCCAGGCCGAGTCCGAAACCCGGGCCGCCGCCCTCACCACCATGGAGAAAGCCGATGCGCAGGTTCGCGATGATGACCGCGTCGATGGCAGCTGGTTTGCTGCTCTCAACCGCCTTGGCGGGCTGCAGCCCCACGATTGAGCACCGCCCGGCGGACGTCGTGGCGCTGGCGGTGAAGGACACGCCGTCTGCCGACCTGCTCGTCTGCCCCGCACCGCCGCCCGCCTTCCCGACCGATCAGGTCGCCACCATCCCCGCACCGCTGCGCGACGCCCTGCGCGGCCTGGTGCTTCACGATCGCGATGAGCGTGCCCGGTTCCGGCGCCTGATCGAATGGATCGCCCCTGGAACCTGCAAGCCCGAACCGGAGACCCGTTGAAATGGCAAAAGCCGCCACCGCCGAACTGCAGACGCAGATGCTGTCCGCGCTGCAGGCCCTCGCGCCCGCGACCGACGCCATGCCGATCGTCGCGAACGACAATGCCGACCTGGCGCAGGAAGCCGTGGGCCTTGCCTGCGGCGGCAATGCCGGCGCGGTGAAGTTGAAGACGGCCGCCGGCAATGACCGCACGATCGCCATCGCCAGCGGGCAGACGATCGCGATCCGCTTCCGCAAGGTCTACCTGACCGGCACGTCGGCCACGGGCCTTACCGCCCTGCTGAACCCGGCTGTGGTGAGCACGCCGACGCCCACCCCGACGCCGACGCCTGCCCCGACGCCGCAGCCCTCGCTCAGCCTGTCGAGCGCGGTGACCAAGGCCGAGGGCAACTCCGGCACCACCGCCTTCACCTGGACGCTCACGCTCAACCGGGACGGCTCGACGGCCGCCTATCCGTTCACCTGGGCGGTGACGGGCACGGGGAGCAGCCCGGCGAACGCCGCGGACTTCGGCGGCACCTTCCCCAGCGGTAGCGGCACCTTCGCGGCAGGCGAAACGACCAAGACGATCACCGTGCAGGTGAGCGGGGATACGGCCGTCGAACCGGATGAGGCCTTCACCCTCACGGTCACCGCCTCTGGCCTGAACACCGTCACCAGCACCGGCACGATCAGCAATGACGATCTGCCGACGCTCAGCCTCACGCCGAGCAGCGCCTCCATCCCCGCCAACGCGGCGGCGGGCTATCAGCTCGCGACGATCGGCAACGTGCCCGCCGGCGTCACGCCGACGCTCACCCCGAACGACGGACGCTTCGTTGTCGCCGGCAGTGCAGGCACGGGCTGGGTTGTGGTGCTGGGCAACGCTGCGATCAGCGCGGGCACCGTCAACATCGCGGTGGCTGCGAGCGGCGCTAACGGTGCGACCTTCGCGCTGACGATCACGGCGGTTTCCGGCCCGTCCGCCCCGATCCCGGCCAACTATGACACGCTCTTCTTCGGCGATAGCCGAACGGAAGACGGCGTGAGTTCGAATGCGTCGCAGGCCAATGGCTACAGCTTCGGCACGAAGAACATCGGCTATGCGGGCTGGCTGCACACGATTTCCGGCGGCAAGCTCCGGCTCGGCCGCTACCCGAACTTCGGCATCTCTGCCTCGACGCTCCAGCAGATGGCCCAAGAGCCTCGTCTCGACGCTCTCGGCAATGCTACCGCAGGGCGTTGGGATCGGCCGGGCTCCTCGAGCAACTATGCCGGCAATAAGGGCGCAGCCTTCGTCAAGAGCCACGGCGCCGGTATCGTCATGATCCTCGCAGGCACGAATTGGCCGAGCGGGTCCGTCGCTGACCAGCTCGGCTACGTCGAGACGATCATGAATAACATCGGCACCGGCGTCGTGATTGTGCTGTGCAACGAGCAGCCGCGCGGTATCGACCACACCGGGGCGACGCAGAACGGTGGCGGCGATTCGACGGATCGCTACAACTTCAGCCGCGCGCTCATGAAGTACGATTATGCGAGTGGCGATGCCAAGGCGCGGGCCAACGTCATCGTTGCCAATACCTGGGATGAGTTCGCGGATACGCCCGCCCCGCCGATCTACAACAACAAGCGCGGCTATCTGCGCGATGGCCTGCACGACACGCCCTATGGCTCGATGCGGAAAATGCAGGTTGTGGTCGACCGGCTCAAAGCGGCATGGGGCCAGGCCGCTTGGGATGCCATCCCGTCCAAGATCCCCTTGCCGACCGCAAATGGGATCAGCAACCCGGCTGCGCCGCAGCCGTTCGTCAACAGCAATCCGATCCTCACGTCGGGCAACAACGGCCAGGTCATTGGTACGTGGGGCACCGCGCCGCTCGCAACGGGTGTGCCTGAGAAGTGGGCCTTGGCAGCGCCGAATGGATCGAGTGGGATCGTCTGCGTTGCGGAAAAGGGCGTCGAGACAGACCCGAACGGCCTGGGCGTCTGCAAAATGGACTTCTCCGGCACCATCGCAGCGAACGCGAACGTCGGCATCCAGTTCTACCAGCTGATCGCCGGCTCGGCTCTGACGACGCTGCTGTCGGGGAATCTCCTGTCGATCAACGACAAGCTGCGGGCGATGATGACGTCCAAGGTCGAGCTCGGCTCGCAGTATCTGCAGTCGGTCGGCCTCAAGCTGATCGTGCAGGATACCACGGCGTCGCGGTCGATGAGTGCGTATGCGCGCGTCGGCGCATCCAACCTCGCGGGCGGTGCGCTCAACGCGTACCTCGATGCGGCGGGTGTCTGGCGCACGGACATGACCGAGCTGATGGACCTTCAGGATCCCAACCTCGTGGCGCAGAACCAGAACATCGCCGCGATCCAGCAGATTCAGGTCATCTGCGAGATCCTCTTCGTCAACCCGACAAGCTCGCCCGTCAACATCGGTGCCACCGTCCGCATCGGCGGCACGGGTGTATTCCGCGCAACCTCGTAAGCGGCCGAACACGATGGAAAAGCCGGATACCCTGCGCCGCGTGCTGCTGGCCCATGTGCCCCAGCTCGGCGCAGATCCCTCGAAGCTCAGCCTCTTCGTCGACAAGGGCCGCGTTGCCGCGCGGCCCGGCGGGCTGTCCTTCGAGTATCGCTACACGCTCAACATCGTCGTGCAGGACTATGCCGGCTCGATCGATGGTCTCATGGTGCCAATTCTCGCCTGGATCGCCGAAGCGCAGCCCGAGCTGCTGGAGGCGGGCCAGCAGGAGCCCTTCCGCTTCGAGTCCGAACTCCTCGACGCCGATTCGGCGGACGTGTCGCTATGGATCGAGCTGACAGAGGCGGTATCGGTGCAAGCGCTGGCGGAAGGCGGCTTCAACGCCGTGCACCTGCCCGAGCCGCGGCTCTGCGAATGAGCGGCGACCTGGCCGAGCTGGAGCGGATCGCGGGGGCGCTGCTGCGCGCGACAGCGCCCCCGGAGCGCCGCCGCATCCTGCGGGCCATGGCGAAGGATCTGCAGCGCTCGCAGTCCGACCGCATCGGTCGCCAGCAGAACCCTGATGGGAGCGGCTATACGCCGCGCAAGGCCAAACCTGCCCCGCGCCCCGGCAACTATGCGGTGAAGTTCCTCTATCCCAAGGGAGCGGCCGAGCCGCGCCTGGTCCTCATGAAAAGCTGGGCGCACGAGGGCAACCTGCTCACCGGCTACGACGTCGAGGCCGGCGGCGTGCGCAGCTTCTTCTGGGACAAGGTCGACCGCTGGTTGCCGCTGGAGCCCGACGAGCAGAACAAGGGCGCGGGCAAGTACCGGCGCAAGGGCAGCATCCGCCGCGCTGCCATGTTCCGCAAGCTCCGTAATGGGCGCAATCTGCGCGCTGGCGCCACCGATCGCGAGGCATGGATCGGCTTCGCTGGACGCGCCTCGGAGATCGCGAGCGTGTCGCAAGAGGGGTTGATGGATCGGCCAGCGGCCAAGGCGAAGCCTGTGCGCTATGCGCGCCGCGCGCTGCTTGGCGTCACTGATGCCGAAGCGGGCGCTATGCTCGACCTGCTGCTGCGGCATCTAACGAATCGGGTCTGACCGCTAACGCCCCACTTTCGGACATTGCACATCTATGGCAGCTTGACGCCCAACTGGTCCGGGAGGTCACTTAGATGACGGAGATTACATCCACGGTGGCACTTGGCCTGGCCGCCCTCGGCCTAACGATGATAGCCTCCGGCCGTATCTCAGTCGAAAAGGCGAGATCAGCAAGTTATGGCGCATTTGCAATATTGGGGCTGCATGCGGTCGGAGTGAATATCTCGGCGCCTATTTCCTCGCAGGTCGCCGACACCTTGAATATTTTCGCCTTTGTTTGGCTCTTGACCGCGACCGTTGCGTCTTGCCTTCGCGGCGTTGTTGTTCCGCTTTTTAGAGACGCGGGAACCTGAGTCTGAGTGGCAGCTTCTCACCATTTTCGGCCGATCAGCGCCGCGCTCCTGGCAGGAGCCGCCGTTCCGCTTCGGAGGGAGAAGCTGCCGGTCCGCTGCCGCCCCAAACCTAGTCGTTTAGGTCAGCGCTTGGGTTACCCGAAAGCGGTCGCCGGTCAGTTTCGCGCCTCGTATGCCGCGAGTAGCGGCCACAGGCTTGCTGAGTCCGCGCACTGCTGCTCGACTGCGTTGCGGAGGGCGTAGAACTCATCCTCGCTCTTGATCTGACCCCGGCGAACAACTCGCTGCACCAGCTTAGAAAACCTCGCGCGCACTGCCGACAATGTCGGCAATCCCGATTGCGAAAGCTCGTGGTCGCACGCGGTCACGTCGCTGGTGGGCCAGTCACTCGTAAACTCGAGAATGTCCCCGATTGCCATACCTAAGCCGCTCCGCGCCTTGGCGGGGGTTTTCACTGCCATTGCATCGAGAATAGCAATCGGATGAGTGTCAGGGGTCAGCAGGTCCGATGGAAAGACCTTAGGAACCATATGGCTGAACCAAGACCGCAGCTGCATATATTCAGAAGGATCAACTCGCATGGCTTTATGCTGCCAGCCTAGGGCGTTCGGTGCAACGGCAGCTTTCCGCCCGTCGACACCCGTACGCAGACTGTCCGCTCTCCACCATTTTCCGCCATGGCGGCTCCCGCCCCACTTGCAGACATTGATTGTCGGGCCGATGGTCACCGAATGACATGGCCTGCACTTCCCACAATGGGCTTTATCGCTGGCCGTCCAGCGACTGTTCACGATGTCGACAGGGGCAGCGCGGTTTTCTGCCAGCAGTGCGACGATGCTCAACAAAGCGAGCCGTTCGAGGTCGCGGTGCCTCAATATGCTATGTGGCATGACACTGATGAAGCGGAGGTGCCTGCGATCCTGGTGCAGGCCGAACGCCACGTAACCGATCCGGACGGCGATGCGGTCTTCGGATTGCGAACGCTTGATGGGCGTGATGTCGTTGCGAACAGCAGTGAGGTTCGCTTGCTCGGTGAGCAGGTCCCCACCGCCGCGCCAAACGTTCGCTGACCACCCATTTTCCGCCGTGGCGGCTGCCGCCCCAGTTGCGGTCATTAGGTAAGTCGCTAATTTCATCGAGATGGAACACGCTTCACTCGTGGCCTTTTTGGAAGGCAGACTTACGCCTGAGCAATTTGACGAGGAAGTGGCCGACGAAGCCAGGGCATGTAATTTGGCCTGCAATGAGACTGGTGAGGGGCGCGTTGTCATCACACCTGGGCCGGACACAATTATCACGCGCGATCATGCGCGACGGCTGCTGGAAGCTGTGGCTGGACAGCGCCTGAGCCTAGAAACCGCCAACTACGCAGCCACCTGCATCATTTTTGGTGATTTCGAGTTTGGTGACGATGCTGTGAACGAGGCAATTTGGTTGATCGAGATGGCAGATCTCGACCAACTCACAAGCGATGACATGCGGTCGGCGGTCAAACGGCTCACTGTTGAATGACCGCTTCCCACCCATTTCCGGCCGCTCAGCGCCGCCACCGTGCCAGCAGCCGCCGTTCCGCTTTGGATGAAAAAGCTGCCGGTCCGCTCCCGCCCCAGAAGCGGACGTTTAATCAAGCCGATCCAAACCGTAGATGTCGAGGTCAATCAGCAACCCGCGCTCACCGAGGCGCAACAGCGTCTCAGACCGTAACGTAAGAGCTTCGTTCCCGCTGTCGAGAAACAGCCCACAGAATGCCCGGCCACGGTGTCGCTTTGAAAAGGATCGCCATGCAACTAGATCGTCCGACAAACTGTCAAGCAAGCCGTTGATTTGGCCATCGAGATCACCCGGCTCACAGTATCCAGCTTCGATCCTCCACGATCCAGTCACCGCCGGTTTTACCGCTCCGGACTTGGTCTTCCACACACCGCCTTTTCTAACACCGACGGTAGGTTCGGCGCCCAACGCCTCCGTGATCGCTGTGGGGTCGAGATCATCACCGTAGAAGCCAATCGTAGCGGCGGATTTATGCAGTATGCCCATAGCAGCCTAATCGCATCAATTGATGCTCGCCGCTAGGAAGTGCATCGGCAGGTTTCCACCATTTTCGGCCGGTCAGTGCCCCGGCCGCGCCAGGAGCCGCCGTTCCGCTTCGGATGAAAAAGCTGCCGTTCCGCTCCCGCCCAAAGCGCGACATTGATCGAGGGGGCACTTCGTCGTACATGCAACCGTCACGGTGCAGAGGGAAAAAAACGATGCCGCTCTACACGTACGTCATGTCTTATAATGGCAGCACGAAAGTGTTTCAGGATAGAAGCAGCAACTATACCGGCTTCTTGCTTGCGCCGATTTCGTCCTCATTTCCTGAGTTGAAGCCCGCCTTTGGTGATCTCATGAGAATGACGCCCAAGCCTGTGCCAGGTGTTGCAAAGGCTTGGGGTTGCACCTTGGACATCTCGGGCAAGCCGTTCAACCTCCATGTCGTGGAAACACGCGAGAAGTAGGCTCGTAACGGCAGCTAACCACCACATTCGGCCGTTGGCCCTTCCCGCTGACCTTGTGAAACTCGCCTTTCACAAGCGCCCCCGCTAGCCTCGACAGCCGCGCCGCCGCGACATGGGCGGCATGGCCGATAGCTCCGTAACCTTCACCGCAGTCGATCTCTCGCGCCTGCCGGCGCCGAAGGTGATCGAGCAGCTCAGCTTCGAGCAAATCTATGGCGAGATCCTCGCCGCATTGCTGGAGTTGAAGCCCGACTTCGACGCGACCGTCGAATCCGACCCGGCGGTGATGATCCTGCAGCTCGCCGCCTATCGAGAGCTGCTGCTGCGCGGCCGGATCAACGACGCGGCGAAAGCCGTGATGCCCGCCTTCGCTACCGGCTCGGATCTGGACCACCTCGCCGCGCTGATGAACGTCACCCGGCTCGAGCTGGATCCCGGCGACCCCACCAACAACGTGCCGCCCACCTTCGAGGATGACGCCTCGCTTCGTGCCCGCCTGGTGCTGGCGCCCGAGGGCTTCTCGGTCGCTGGGCCGGAGGGCGCCTATATCTACCATGCCCGCTCGGCCGATGGCGATGTTCTCGACGCCAGCGCCACCAGCCCTGCGCCTGGGGAAGTGCTGGTCACCATCCTGTCGCGCCTGGGCGACGGCACCGCCTCGCCCGAGCTGCTCGCCAAGATCGCAGCGCACGTCTCGTCCGAGACGGTGCGCCCCCTCACCGATGCAGTGACGGTGCAGTCCGCCACCATTATCCCCTACCAGATCACCGCCACGCTCACGACGTACAGCGGCCCCGATGGCTCGATCGTGCTCGCCGAGGCGCAGCGCCGGGTGGAGGAATATCGGGACCGCCAGCACCGCCTGGGGCTCGACGTGACGCGTTCCGGCATCTTCGCCGCCCTGCACGCCGAGGGCGTCCAGAATGTCGCCCTTGCCGCTCCTGCGGCTGATGTCGTGGTTGATCGGACGCAGGCCGCCTTCTGCACCGGCATCACCGTCACCTATGGGGGCATCGGCGAATGACCCGCAGCCTGCTTCCCCCGAACGTCACCGCGCTTGAGCGTGCGATCGAGGCGGCCACCGCGCGCGTCGGCGATCTGCCGGTGCCGTTGCGCGACCTGATCAACCCCGACACCTGCCCGCTGCCGCTCCTGCCCTTCCTCGCCTGGGCGGTATCGATCGACGCTTGGTCGAGCGATTGGCCGGAAGCGGTGAAGCGCTCCCGCGTGCGCCGCGCGATCGAGATCCAGCGCCACAAGGGCACCGCCTCGTCGGTGCGCGCTGTCGTCGAATCGTTCGGCGGCGCCGTCGCGCTGCGCGAATGGTGGCAGCTCGATCCGCCGGGTGAGCCCCACACCTTCACCATGGCGGTGGAACTGAGCGGCGGCGACGGCGCGCCGGCCACCGCCGCCTTCGCCGATGCCGTGATCAACGAGGTGCGCCGCACCAAGCCGGTGCGCTCGCACTTCACCTTCACCCAGGGGCTCCGCTTCACCGGCGCGACCGGCATCATCGCCGTCGCGCGGCCCCTCGTCTTCACCCGCCTGGCGTTCGCCGCCTGATCGGAGCCCCGCCGATGTCGTTCACCATCACCGTCACCAACGCGGGCCGCGCCGCGATCGTCAACGCCGCCAAGGATGGCACCAATGCGGTGCGCATCGCGTCGGTCGGCGTGTCCGCGACCGCCACCACGCCTACTGCCGCCACCAACGCTTTGCCCGGCGAGATCAAGCGGATCACCACGATCGCGGGCGACGCCGTCGCGGCCGACACCATCCACGTCACCGTGCGCGACGAGACGAACGCGCAATATGCCGTGCGATCGATTGCGCTCTACCTCTCTGACGGCACGCTGTTCGCCGCTTATGGGCAGAGCGACGTGCTGGTCGAGAAATCCGCCCAGGCCATGCTGCTGCTGGCGCTCGACGTGCGCTTCGCGGATATCGCCGCCACCAACATCACCTTCGGGTCCGCGGACTTCCTCAACCCGCCCGCGACCACCGAAACGGCTGGCGTCGCCGAGCTGGCGACCGATGCGGAGACCAGCGCCGGCACCGACGATCGCCGCACCATCACACCCAAGGGGCTTAGCTTCGCCCTCACCGCGCGCTTTGCCGCTTGGGGCAGCGATATCTGGCGCCAGCAACGACGGCGCCGGCTCGGGCCTCGACGCCGATCTGCTCGATGGGCGCCAGGGCGCTTATTACGCCGATGTCATCGGCCGCCTGGGCTACACGCCCGCCAACAAGGCGGGGCAGGACTTCGACGGTCTGATCAGCGCCCAAACCCCCAATGATGGAACGAGCGGCGGCATCAAGCTTCGCGGCAATGCTGAGTCCGGTCTGGCCTATTTCCAGATCACCAACGCCGATCTTACCGCGCAATGGGGCGTGTTCCAGTTTGCGCCTGGCTATCATGCGAAATGGCTCGGCACCTTCGAGGCGACGGGTGAATTCAGCCGGAACGGCGCGCGGGTATGGGATGCGTCGAATGATGGCTCCGGCTCGGGCCTCGACGCGGACCTGCTCGATGGGAAGGAAGGCAACTACTACGCCGATGTCGTGGGGCGCCTTGGGTACACCCCCGCGAACAAGGCTGGCACGGACTTCGACGGCTCGATCAGCGCGCTCACGCCGAACTTCCAGACGAGCGGCGGCATCCGCCTGCGCGGCAATCCGATATCAGGCGTCGCCTATTTCCAGGTGACGGACGCCAGCATCTCCGCCGAATGGGGCGTGTTCCAGTTCCTGCCCGACTATCACGCCAGGTGGTTCGGCCTCTTCGAGGCGACAGGCGGGTTCAGCCGAGGCCCCGCGGTCGTGTGGGACGCGAGCAACGATGGCTCGGGCTCCGGCTTGGACGCGGATCTGCTCGACGGGCGCCATGCCTCCGACTTCGTGCTGAAGTCGGATAGCCCGGTGGGATCGAATGAGCGTGGCTGGTGGGAGAGACGCGCGAACGGCGTGATCGAACAATGGGGCACGGTCTGGGGACCGTTCGGCGAAGGCCCGGTGGTGGTCAACTTCCCCGTAGGCTTCACCTTCCCGGACTCGATCAACATCATACCCACGGCCGTGAACACCAGCGGAAACAACCGCTACGACATCACGATCCAGCGCATCGACAAGTCGAACGGCGGCTGCACGCTGATGGTCCAGTACACGGCCGCTTCCACCTCGATCAACCAGATCGACGGCATCGACTGGCACGCCATCGGCTTCTGATCTCGAAAGGACGAACCATGAAAACCACGATCAACAGCACCGACCTAGGCGCCGGCAAGGCCTCGGTAACCTTCGAGCATGCCGGCGTCACCCACACGCGCGACGTCAACATCTGCCTGACTGCCAAGGGCAAGTATGATGCCGCTGCAACCGAAGCGCGGATCGCGGACGTCGCGCGCGGTGTCGAGGTGAAGATTGCGGCCGGCGCCATCACCAACCCGCCGGCCGAGCCGGACCCCTCTGCCGCCGAAAGCAAATAGCGCCAGCTTGTGAAACGGGGCTTTCACAAGCCCAGACCCGCGCGCGTTCGCGAAGCCGGCGGCACAGTCCGCCACTGTGAGCGACCTCAACGACCCCCGCCGGCTGATCGGCAACCTGATGCGCCTGGGCACGATCAACAGCATCGATCTTGCCCAGGGCACGGTTCGCGTGCGCGTGGGCGAGCTGCTCACCGGCGACATCCCCTTCGCCGCCCCCCGCGCTGGTGCCGTGCGGATCTGGTCGCCGCCCAGCGTGGGCGAGCAGGTGCTGCTGTTCTGCCCGGAAGGCGATATCGAAGCCGGCATCATCCTCGGCGCGCTCTACAGTGACGCGCACCCCGCGCCGGCCAGCGACGGCACCTTCCTGATCGACTTCGCCGATGGGACGCGGATCTCCTATGACCCGAAGGCCCACAAGCTCGCCATCGCACTCGGCGAAGGCGGCGCGGCCGAGATCACCGCCCCCGGCGGCCTCACCCTCAACGCGGACGTCCAGCTCAACGGAGATCTGGACACCACTGGCAAGATCACCAGCCCGGTCGACGTCGTCGGCGGCGGCAAAAGCCTCAAGGGCCACAAGCATCTGCAGGTGCAACCCGGCAGCGGCGTCTCGGGAGCGCCGCAATGAGGGGCATGGACGCCACCACCGGCAAGCCGCTCGAAGGCGAAGCGCACCTGGCGCAGTCGGTCGGCCGCATCCTCTCGACGCCGATCGGCACGCGCGTTGCCCGCCGCGACTTCGGCTCGCTGCTGCCCGAGCTGATCGACCAGCCGGTCAACGCGCTGCTGCCCATCCGGATCTTCGCCGCGACGGCGCTGGCGCTCAAGCGCTGGGAGCCCCGCATTCGGGTGACCCGCGTCGCCCTGGAGCAGCCCGAGCCGGGCAAGGCCATCGTCATCATCGACGGCATCCGCACCGATCAGCCCCGCCCTGTTTCCCGCACCCGCCTCACCGTGCCGCTCGCCTCGCGCAGCGGCCTCACCGTTACCGCTTAGGAGAACCCCTATGGCCTATTCGCACGGCATCAACATCACCGAACCGCTCGACGGCAGTCGGACCCTCACCACCGTCGCGACGGCGGTGATCGGCGTCGTCGTCACCGGACCGGGGGCGAACGCGGACGCCTTCCCGCTCAACAAGGCGGTGCTTGTCACCGACGCGGAAGCCGCGATCGGCAAGGCCGGCACCACCGGAACGATGCCCGGCGTGCTGCGCGCCATCGCCGATCAGGTACGCTGCCCGATCGTCATGGTGCGCATTGCCGAAGGCGCCAACGCCGCGGAGAAGACCGCGAACGCAATCGGCACCACCACCGCGCAGGGCCAGAAGACCGGCATGCAGGCGCTGCTGGCGGCCGAAGCGCAGCTCGGCGTGCGCCCGCGCATCCTCGGCGCCCCCGGCCTCGACAGCCAGCCGGTCACCGAGGCGCTGGCGATCGTCGCGGGCAAGCTGCGGGGTATGACCTACGCCGCCGCGGTGGGCGGCGACATGAGCGCGGCAATCGCCTATCGCGCCAATTTCAAGGCCCGCGAGCTGATGCTCGTCTTCGGCGACTTCTACGCGGCGGATCCCACCAGCGGCGAAACCGCAGTGAGCTACGGCATCGCCCGCGTGCTCGGCCTGCGCGCCAAGATCGACCAGGAGCAGGGCTGGCACAAGACGATCAGCAACGTCGCGGTCGCGGGCGTGACCGGCGTCACGAAGGACGTCCAGTTCGATATTCAGGACTCGAGCTGCGAGGCAAACCTCCTCAATGCCGCCCAGGTCTGCGCGCTGGTACGCACCGGCGGCGGCTTCCGTGTCTGGGGCTCGCGCACCTGCTCGGACGAGCCGCTGTTCGCCTTCGAGAGCAGCGTGCGCACGGCGCAGGTGATCCGCGACACGGTTGCCGCCGGCATGGTCTGGGCGATCGACAAGCCGCTGCGCCCTAGCCTGGCCAAGGACATCATCGAGACGATCAACGGCACGCTGCGCCAGATGAAGCTGACCGGCCAGATCCTCGGCGGGCGCGCCTGGTATGATGCGCAGCAGAACACGCCCGACACGCTCTCGGCCGGCAAGCTCACCATCCCCTACGATTACACGCCGATCCCACCGCTGGAGAGCCTCGGGTTCGAGCAGCGCATCACCGACTCATACTTCGCCGACTTCGCGGCCGGCGTCGGCGCCTGATCGCCACCCATCCCCACTGATCGAAAGGCACCCCAATGGCCCTGCCCCGCAAGCTCAAGGACATGAACCTCTTTTCGGAGGGCAACTCGTTTCGAGGCATCGTGACCTCGGTTACGATGCCCAAGCTCACTCGCAAGCTGGAAGAATTTCGGGCAGCGGGCGGCCCGATTAAGCTCGACCAAGGGCCCGAGGCGATGGAGATGGAATTCACGCTCGGCGGCCCCGAGCGGTCGATCTTGCGCCAGTTCGCGCTTCCGGGCGTCGCCGGCAACTACCTTCGCTTCTCGGGTGCTTGGCAGGACGAAGGCACCGGCGCCGTCGATGTGATCGAAATTACCGTTCGCGGTCGCTACGAGGAAATGGATCTTGGTGAGATGAAGCCCGGCGAAGGCGGCGAGTTCAAGACCAAGTTCCAGTGCGCCTATTTCCAGCTCGAGTGGAATGGCGAAGAATTGTTCGGGATCGACTTCCTCAACGGCATCTTCCGCGTGGATGGCGTCGACCGCAACGCCCAGATCAACGCCGCCCTGGCCTAATCGCACCTACCCTCTCCCTCTGATCGAAAGGCCCTTCCATGGCAGCTACCAGCACCTTCACTCTCGACGACGACATCACCATCAACGGCACCGTCCAGATTGCCGCCGGCACCGAGATCACCGTGCGCAAGCCCGGCTCGGGCGAGCTGCGCGGCCTGGCGCTCAACAGCTTGCTCCAGCTCGACGTGGCTTCGCTGGAGACGCTGGCGCCGCGCATCACCAGCCCGGTCATCCATAAGCCGTTCGCGGCCGCCATGGCGGTCAACGACATGCTGCAGTTCGGCACCGAGGTGGTCGATTTTTTGCTGCCGAAGGCGGCAAAGCCGGTCTCCCACGCCGAATAGAAGATGTGATGGCAGACGTGGCGGCGGTCTTTCACTGGCAGCCGCCCGTCATGGACGAAATGGGCGTGGCCGAGCTGATGGAGTGGCACGCCCGCGCGATCGAACGGCTGAAAGCCATGAACGGCGTCGAGAACTGACACGATGGACCGCAATCTGCGCATCCGCATGCTGCTCGAAGCCGGCGACAAGGTCTCCCGGCCGCTGCGCGATATCGCCAGCGGCTCGGGCCGCGCCGCGCGCTCGCTGCAGGAAACCCGCGACCAGCTCACCAAACTCAATCGCGCCCAGGCCGATCTGGCCTCTTTCCGCACGCTCAAAAACGACCTGCGCGGCACCGAACAGCAGCTCGGCGCCGCCCGCATCCGTGTGGCCGAGCTGGCGCGCCAGATGCAGGCGGCCGACAACCCAACACGCAAGCTCGCCCGCGACTTCGATGCCGCCAAGCGCGCGGCAGCAGCGCTGAAAAGCCAGCACGAGAGCGAAACCGCCGAGCTGCAGCGCCTCCGCGATCGAATGCGGGAGGCCGGACTCGGCGCGGGCGGCCTCGTCCAGCACGAGCGCAACCTGCGCCAGGCCATTTCCCGCACCAACGAGCAGCTCGAAGAGCAGAGCCGCCGGCTGCAGCAGTCGAGCGACCGTGCCCGCCGGTTGAGTGCCGCGCGCGAACGGTTCGGCGCGCTGCAGGGCACCGCCGCCGGCATGGCGGCGAGCGGTTTCTCTGCAATCGAGACCGGCCGCGCGATCGGCACGCCGCTGGTCGGTGCCGTCGTCGCAGCCCAGCAATTCGAATCGGGCATGACGGACATCGCCCAGAAGGCCGACCTCACCCGCGCCGCAGCCGCGAAGATGGGCGAAGGGCTGCTCGTCGCCGCGCGCGCCACCAACCAGTTGCCCGAGAACCTGCAGCAGGGCATCGACGTGCTGAGCGGCTTCGGCCTCGATCCGCGCAAGGCGACGCAGATGATCGCGCCGATCGGCCGCGCCGCGACGGCGTACAAGGCCGAGATCGCGGATCTCGCCGCGTCCAGCTTCGCCAATCTCGACAATCTCAAGGTGCCGATCGAGCAGACCGGCCGCGCCATCGATATCATGGCGCAGGCCGGCAAGGCCGGCGCCTTCGAGATGAAGGACATGGCGCAGTATTTCCCGACACTCACCGCCGGCTATCAGGCGCTGGGGCAGCACGGCGTCGGCGCCGTCGCGGATCTGTCGGCCGCGCTCCAGATCGCCCGCAAGGGTGCCGGCGACGCCGCCAGTGCGGCGACCAACGTCCAGAACGTGCTGCAGAAGATCAGCTCGCCCGCGACCGTCCGCGCGTTCGACAAGATGGGCGTCAACCTGCCGAAGGCGCTGAAAAAGCTCTACGCCGAGGGAAAGACGCCGCTCGAAGCCATTGCCGAGCTGACCAACAAGACGCTGAAGGGCGACATGTCGAAGCTGGGCAACCTGTTCGAGGATGCCCAGGTGCAGCAGGGTCTGCGCCCGCTGATCGCCAATATGGAGGAATATCGCCGCATCCGGGCCGAGGCGCTGGCGGCCGGCGGCACCACCGACAAGGATTTCGCCGAGCGCATGAAGGACTCGGCCGAGCAGACCAAGCGCCTGCAGGTGAGCGGCACCGCGCTCGCCGTGACGCTCGGCGCCAAGCTGCTGCCCACCGTCAACGCGGTGCTGGAGCGCGCGAACGCCTTCACCGATCGCGTCACCAAATGGACCGAGGCCAACCCGGGCCTGGCGCGGTCGCTGGCCGTGGGCGCCGCCGCTTTCGCTGCGCTGTTCCTCGTGCTCGGCGGCGGGGCCATCCTGATCGCCGGCCTGGTCGCGCCGTTCGCCGCCCTCTCTGCCACCGCCACCCTGCTCGGCATCGGCATGCTGCCGCTGATTGGTATCGTCGGCGGTGTGGTGCTCGGCGTCGTGGCGCTCGGCGCTGCCGCCTATGCGATCTATGCAAATTGGGGGGCAATCAGCACCTGGTTTGCCGGGCTGTGGGAGGGCATCAAGTCGGCGACCTGGTCCGCGATCCAGTTCGTCGGGCGCATCCTGCTCAACTTCACGCCGCAGGGGCTTGTTGTGCAGGGCTTCATGGCACTGCTCGCCTGGATGCGCGGGCCTCTGGGACAACAGATGATCACGGCCGGCGGCGATATCGTGCGCGGAATCATCACCGGTATCGCGGGCATGCTGGGGCGCCTCAAGGACACGATAGTCGGCGCGGCATCGGCTGCAGCGAATTGGTTCAAGAGCAAGCTCGGCATCCACTCGCCCTCGCGCGTGTTCGCGTCGTTCGGCGGGTTCATGATGCAGGGGTTGGATCAGGGCCTCGCGCGCGATCAGGATCGCCCCGTCGACCGGATCGACGGGCTCACCAGCCGGCTTGCCAATGCCGTTGCCACCGGGACCGCGGCGCTGGCGATCGGCGCCAGCAGCGCGGCCCCGGCAGCAGCGCGGCCGAGCGCGGCGCCCGCCGGGCTGGGGCCGATCACGATCGTGATCCAGCAGCAGGCAGGCCAGTCCGATCGGGATCTCGCCCGCGCCGTGCGCGCCGAGCTGGAGAAGCTCGCCCGCGAGGGTGTCGGCGCGGGCCGCCGCAGGTCGATGGCCGATCGCCCAGATGGAGATGACCTGTGAAGCTCCTCAGCCTCGGCATGTTCGTCTTCGCGATCGACACGCTCGCCTATGACGAGCTGCAGCGCAAGCGCGCCTGGCGCTTCGCGACCAACGGCCGCGTCGGCGCCAAGGATGCCATCCAGTTCACCGGCGCGGATCTGGAGACGGTGACGCTCTCGGGCAGCACCCATATCGAGCTGGCCGACGGCCGGGTGTCCCTCGACCAGCTGATCGACATGGCGGCCGAGGGCGAAGATTGGCCCCTGGTCGACGGGCGCGGCAATGTGCTCGGCAACTTCGTCATCACCGCAATCGACGAGCGGCACCGCCACTTCCTGCCCGACGGCCAGGCGCGTCAGATCGACTTCGGCATAGACCTGCTCGAAGCGCCGGATGCCGCCGCATGACGCCTACCGCTGACTTCCGGATCACGCTCGGCGGCGAGGATCTGTCGCCCAAGATCCGGCCGCGCCTGATCAGCCTGCGCATCACCGAGAAGCGCGGCGGCGACGCCGACCAGCTCGACCTGGTCCTAGACGATAGCGACGGGCGCCTTGCGCTCCCGCCCGAGGGCGCAGTGCTCACCGTTGCGCTCGGCTGGAAGGCTGGCGATGGCGTGGCGATCGGGCTGGTCGACAAGGGCCGCTTCAAGGTGGACGAGGTGGAGCATTCCGGGCCTCCGGACACCGTCACCGTCCGCGCGAGCGCGGCCGACTTCGCCAGCGCGCTCACCACGCGCCGCGAACAGAGCTGGCACGACACCACCCTTGGAGCGATCGTGCAGGCAGTCGCCGGCAGGCACAAGCTGCAGGCCCGCTGCGCGGCTGCCCTGGCGTCGATCGCGGTCAAGGCGGCGTCGCAGGAGCGGGAAAGCGATATCGCGCTCCTACGGCGCCTGGGGCGCGAACATGATGCCGTTGCGACGATCAAGGCCGGGTGCCTGATCTTCGCGCCGATCGGCGCCGGCATCACCGCCACGGGCAAGGCCCTGCCCGGCGTGACTATCCGCCGCCGCGACGGCGATCGGCACAGCTACCGCATCGAAAAGCGCGAGACCGCCGGCAAGGTGGTCGCGGAATGGCACGACCGCAAAGGGGCGAAGAAGAAGAAGGTGACCGCCGGCAGCGGCGACGGCGCCGAGCGGAAGCTATCCCGCGTCTACGCCAGCGAAGGCGAGGCGAAACGCGCAGCAGCGGCCGAGGCGAAGCGCGCGGGTCGAGCGCCGCGCAGCCTGGATCTTACCCTTGCCCTCGGGCGCGCGGATCTGGCCCCCGAGCAGCCCGCTACCGCCCAAGGGTTCAAGGCCGATATCGATGCGCAGCGCTGGCTCATATCCGAAGTGAACCACCAGCTCGACGATCGCGGCGGCTTCACGACTGGGGTGAAGCTGGAACTTCGAGGCTGACCGGCAACAGACTCAAGAGGCGGCCTGTCGCTAAACGACCAAAGCCGGACATTCTCGCAACTAGCTTTGAAAGGCCGCTTGCGGCAGAAGCGGCCGTTAAACTCTCGTTTAGCGGACGATCTGCCTTGCGCCTGCGCTCACTGGAGTCATTCTGGCCCTTTGCGACCGACCTCAGAAACCGCTCGTCATGAACGTCGTTCGAGCGACTTCGACAAAGGCTGATCGCCGAGCAATGCGTTGGGAAAGCCCGACAGACGTATCAAAATATGCGCAATCACAATCCAATTCGACGTCCTAGCGCCGCAATCATCTCGGATACTCAGAAGCTTGAAATCAATTGCGAGTTCCGCTCAAGATTAGGCGGCCTCGAGCAGAAGTACGTCCGATTCCCGCTCTAGAATCCAACTCCTATCATGACGAGCAGGAAACGGTACAACATTATAGTAGCGTGCGATCTCATCCCGGAGCTCATGATAAGGTTCGGGTAAGAAGCTTTCTTTCAGAAGTAGATAAAGATCTCGAGCAACCCCCTCGTGGCCTTGCATTGCATTGGCGTGGAACCGTAGCAATTCGGTCACATCGTCAGCGCAATCCTTCGTCGTTTCGACCGCCTGATCTGCGGCGCCCGATCGCAATTGTATGTTGCTTAGCGCTGCGCGAAGCATTCGCGACTCACGTCGAAATGGGCAGCGTTTGATACCCCATTCAAAACGTTCTCGCGCCTCATCAGTGAAGCCGGTTTCGCTATCTAGCATGCCACGGAGGACGAAGTTGCGCCATTCGTGAGTGGTTCTTGGGTTGTCGATCGTCAGCATCGGCAGCGCTTCATCGAAATGCTTCTGATGAATGAAAATACTAGCCATCGCATTTTTCAGATTCAGGCGATGAGGGTGCCGTTGAAAGGCGCGCTCGTAGATGCGTAATGCTTCGTCGACATTGCCAAGACGGCGCAACATGCCCGCACGTCCGAGCTGGAACCATTGGTTTGACGGAAAATCCCGGGCAGCTTCGTCATAGAGGGCGAGCGCGGCGGCATAGCGCCCCCGAGCTTTCTCAATCCGGGCTAAGCCGGCACGCAGACCTTCGCTGTGACGATTGTCCTTAACTGCAGAGTCAAGAACATCTTTTGCCTCGTCGAACTGCTTCGCGTCGATCAGCGCGTCGGCTAGGATCCAAAGAGCGTCCGGCGACGCCGGAAAATAATCGACCAGAGTTCGCGCTTCGTCGACCGCTTCACCGAAGCGTCCGACGTCGCGAAGCGTGCTGATGAGACCGCCTCGCGCATATATGTCGAATGGGTAGTCTGCCACAATCGCACGGAAGCTGGACTCTGCAGTCCCAAAATCTCCGGCTCGGCGACGGAGCGAAGCGATGCCATTGAGATAAACAATATTGTTATCGTCAAGATTTATCGCGGTGTCGTATCCCGCCAAAGCTTCCTCGAAGCGCCCCATCTCGACAAGCGTTGCGGCGCGACCGGCATGCAATACCGCCTCGTACGGCCAACGGGAGATCGCGACATCATAAGCAGCAAGCGCCTCATCAAGGCGTTCCATGTCGCGTAAGCACTCGGCGATACCTGCGAAGTTGTAGTGAGCTTGCTCGTAGTCCTCCCCGTAATGGTTGACCGCTTCCCGGTATGCCGCAAGGGCCTCAGCGTAATGCCCTTGGTAGCGCAGCATCCGTGCACGCCCCGATTCTGCGAATCCAGCCTCCCCATAGGTTTGGGCAAGGTCTAGGCTATGTGACGCCTCGACGTAGCGGCCGACTTGCATGAGCAAATCGGCCAACTGAGCATGCGCTATCCCGTCGTCGCCTTTAACCTCGACCGCCTCTGTCGCCCATTCTAAAGCGAGCTCTAGTACGTTTAGATCTTTGGCCTTCTGGCTCAGATTTGTCAGCGATTTCGCTAGATGCTCCGATGAGCCCGTGTTCCGTTGGTCGATGATTAGGTCGCGGGTAAATCGCCGTGCAGTGTCGAAATCGGCGCTGCGGATGCGCTCAACGATCGCGACCTGCTGTTGAAGTGCGCGTTCGTAAGCCTGTCGGCCACCGACGGGGCTCGTTGGTGTGGCGGCGCGATGAAGTTCTTCCGGCTCAGCTCGCAGCTCGAATTTGTGGTGCACGCGAGCGAAAGGTTGCGTCCAGGCCTGAATAATGACCCGGTGATTATCTAGCCCTTTGAGATCAGAATAGAGTTGGAACAACGCTTTATCTACATGAGCCGTGTTCGCGGCGATGACTAGGGCACGCACGCTACCCCGATCGATTGCCTCTTCGAAAAACTCACGCTTTCGGCGCGCGTCGCCGAAGACGCTTTCATCGATAAGGTCGAACTCGTTTCTGACTCGGGCGATTGTGGATTGCAGGCCTAGGAAGCGCTCAAGCAGATCCTTAGACTTGGGCGCAGTCTCAAGTGCCTTCGCTATGGCGTGAAAGTCGATCGGCTGCGGTAGCGGGGCGGAGTAAATCTGCCTTTCAACCCGCGCCGTAGTCCCTTCGAGATCGAGCAGTTCGTCGAGTGCCTCGCCGACCTCCGCGAGATCGCCCGGCTCCTCCTGCGGGTCGAGCAACATCACGAACAAACGAACTGCACGGTCAGCAGCCCACGCCGCCTCGGCGGCGGCTTCCGCTTCGCGTTCGTTTTTTGCGGTGAACGCGGTGACATCGTTGCAGCCTGCAAAATAATAAGCCAACTCGCCCGCGCTACTCTGATGGGTCGCGCCGTTGTCTAGCCGCTTGATGGTGAAGCCGTGCGCATTCTGGATCGCGAACAATCCAGCTTGGCCAGATGCGACAACCTGCATTCAAGCCTCTTCGATCTCTGCGCCAATCGTGATCAATGCACGCTTGACGCGCTTCCAAATGGCGCGGTCGGCGCGGCGGACCGGTTCGGGTCCGATCACGCGCTCGACCGCACGCGCGTGAATCGCGCCATATATATGCACTTCGATAAAATCACTATCAGCTGATTTTTCGCCTTGCTCGACGAGAATCGCCGGAAAATCTGACGCCTTTGTCCCCGGCTGGATTCGTGGATGAAGCTTCGCCATGGCGAGTTCGCCGCGACGCGCCCAGTTGGCGCGAAAGCCCGGCGGAACCGAGCCAGTGGGCGGGACCGGATGCTTGTTACAGAAGGTGAACGGATTCTCCTCAAACACCGTTGCGCGCGCCTCAATCATCTTTTCGCGCAACGTCACTGCATAATCGCCGTACCATGACACGCCCCGGCCATTCAAAGAAAGCGCCGCATACTGAATATGTTCGTGTACTTCATGGGGGTTAATCGTACCGTCGATGCGGCCACGGTTCGCATCCCAGTCATTATTCTCGGGCAACCTCATGCCAGCCCGTACCATTTTGTAGTAGGACACCATGGCAGCTTGCTCGTTTGAAAAGAAATAATCGATGACGCTTAGATGCCTGACTAACACGGCGTCCGAGTTGGAGGCAGCCGTCCCGAACTCTTCAAGTTCGGCGGCACATCCCCGTTCATCGGCTGCGACCTGCGCGTATCGCACGCGATCGCGCAACGCCTCGATCTCTGCACGCTGGTTTGCTGCGCGAACGTTAGGAAATCCAACATCCTGCCCACACCCGACACATTCTCTGGCCGCATAGGGGACTTCCGTTTCGCATTTAAGGCAGCGCGATACTGATGCAACCGTCGCCATCATCAGTGAGAGAGGCTCGGGAGGCGATGCCGCTCGCGAGTTTGAGCGGTAGAGAAATTGATATCGTCGAACATCTCAAATCCGCAACGACCACACCCGCCCAGAAACGTCAATATGGTGGCGCGCCTGTCGAGGCAGCTTCTCGCCAGTTGAGCTCAATACCAGCCGGTTGCCCATCGACCAGCCTTGTTGGTACCTAGCCGCCTGAACGATCTATTGAGGTATGTCCTGTTCTGACCGAAGCGGTCATCCGCGAAGGCTGGCCGGAAAGGGCAGAATTGTCCCAAACCCTGCCCTGCTTCAGCGCCACGGGCGGGCAAGTCGCCGGTCAACCAGGTACTGGCCCGCATCGTGCCCGTTGACTGCTAGCGTCGCGAGCGTGCGGCCATAGCGATCCTCGCCCTGGCGTCGGATTGTCACGCGCCCTTCCGCTAGGAAGGTCGCCAGTGCGTCTCGGCTGCGCGTGGCCAGGGGATAATCGCACCAGCCGCGGCGCCGGCGGTCTCGACACTTTGGGCTGCCTCGCATTTCCGGCGCGTCGATATTCGCGATTCGGATGCGCTCGCCATCGCAGCTTCGAATGGTGTCGCCGTCATGCACGTTGGCGATGCACAGAGACGCGGCGGAGAGGAGCATGAGCACTACCATGCGCGCCGGCTAAACTGGATCGCGAGGCTGTACCAGCGTGGCCCGCACCAGAATCTGAAAGGGTTACCGCAAACCCTTCGACATCATGAATATTTTTGGGGTTTCCTACAAGTTCGCGCGTCGGATATCGGAACAGAACAAGAACATTTCACAAGGGTCGAAGGTGATGTGCAAGCCGATGCTGCGGCTGACGCCAGGGTGCGAGCATGGGTGCGAGGAATGCGAGGTAGCGTGCGCGGTCTTTGCGGCGCTGCGCGACGATTTATGGCGGGAGCTGGAGCAGCTGCACCGCGAGCGGGCATTGCACCCGCATCGGGTTAAGGCGCGAGATCTCGAAGCTGCGAAAGCGCAGCTGGCAAACGCCGAGCGAGAATTTGAGCACGCTCGTCCTCGGTTGCGTTCTCGGGCACGATCCGCAGCATGGCCCGGAACATGGTTGCCAGCGCTTCCTCACTAGGCAGCGCGACCTGCATGGTGACGAACTGGACCGGCCGCTCCGGCTCAACAACCGGCGCATCCGGGGCAGGATCGTCCGTTTCCCCCATCAGATACGCGGGCGACGTCCGGAGTGTTCGCGCAATCGAATGAATGTACTTCGTGCCGTAGGCGCCACCGGTCGCGAGCTTGTTCACGGTAGCTTGCGCGATGCCAATACGGCGACCCAGCTCAGCCTGGCTTATGCCCCGTTCGGCCAAGAGGGATCTGAAGCGTTCTGAGGAAAACATGGAAGGACGCTACACCTTTAGCTGTAGCAGCGTATAACGCTTTAGCTATTGACGACCTAATGCTATAGCTGTAGGTCGTCAGCATGGATCTCTCCCTGACTCCAAGCCAATCGCTCGAAAAGGCCGTCGCGGTTGCGGGCTCACAATCCGCGCTGGCGAGGGTTTGTGGCATCTCTCAAGCTGCCGTTTGGAAGTGGCTTACGAACGGGAAGCACCTTCCCGCGGAACACGTCCTGCGCGTGGAAAAAGCCACTGGAGTGTCCCGTTCCCTCCTTCGTCCCGATCTCTATCCCGTAGACCTTGATGTACAACTCCAGCCGGGCCGCGTCGCGTGCAATCCCGGCGCTGCATCGAACGCCTACCACTTCTCCGATAACCCCGCGGGTCGCACTGCGGCGGAGGCTCCGGCGGCTCCGGCCGACCGGAGCCCCATCCCCTTCCCTCGCTCGGAGGCCCGAGGGTGACAAAACTACGCATCCCCGGCACCTGGTCCGCTGCCGTTTTGCAAATCGCCGATCGCCTGAGCGTGCGCCGCGCGGCCCATGCCGCAGGCGTGGGCGATCGGACGATCTACAAATGGACTGATCCCGATACGGCGACCACGCCTACCCTGGCGCAGGCTGCCGCGCTCGACCGCGCCTATGTCGCGGCCGGTGGCGCTTCGATGCCGTTGCTCGAATGCTATGCCCGCATGGTCGATCCGGCGGCGGCCGAGCTGGCAGCCTGCCCGCAGGCGCTGGTGATCGAGATCGCGGACGTCGCGAAGGAAGCCGGCGAGGCCGTCTCCTTCAGCCTCGCCGCGAGCCGGCCGGACGCCAGCCGCGCCGCCATGCTCCGCGCGCTGCAGGAAACGCACGAGGCGGCGCAGGCCGTCGGCTCCCTCTCGCGCCGTCTCAGCTCGATTTTTCGTCGCCGTGCGGCGCCGGGACCAACCATGCGGGGCACCCTATGACGATCAAACGACGACGCTTCTTCGTGTGCCCAGAATGCGGATCGGGCGTGAGTTGCCGCACCAGCGAGCAGGTGACGCCCACGATCGGCGAGGCGCGGCTGTTGTGCAACGATGATGAATGCGGCTGCGCCTTCGTCGTCCAGATCGTCGCCGTGCGCCTTGTGGTGCGGGGCATGAAGCCGAACCCCGCCCTGCACCTGCCCGTCGGCCGATGGCGCGAGCCGGCGAATGACGATGCGCCGCGCCCGCCGGCCAATGATGACGAAGCACCGCCGGAGGTAGCCGACTCCGCCGGCACCTGATCCGGCCGCCGCACCTGCCCCAGCCTGACTGTCAGCCCCCGGCGCAACCGCGCGCCGGGGCACGCCCCCCTTTGCCTGAAAGGAAGCCATTCCGATGCAAGCTTCTGCTTCTCCGCTACCTCGCCCGCTTCGAATGGGCGCATGTGCCTGCCCGGCGTGCCGGCGGACGCGCTGGATCCTCCGGCCGCTCGATCGCGCCTGCCTGCTCCTGCTTGCGGGCATCGGCACCGGATGGGCCGCGATCGGGCTTTGGGAGGCGCTGCGATGATCGCGCCGCTGCTCATCGCCACGCCTACGCGCCGCCGCATGCCCGCCGCATCGGTGCTGCAGCCCAGCCTGTGGCCGGACCTGGCGGAGGCACCGCGGAACACCCCTTCGGACTATCTGCGCCTTCGGCGGGTCGCCGCCAGGCTGTCGATCGCGGAAGCGGCGGATCGACTGATCGATAGCACTGCCGACCATCGCCGCGCAGTGGCATTTCTTCGCCGCCTGGAGACGCCCGGGCGAACCGCGCTCTACCGCTCGACCATCGCGCATCTGCTGCAGGCCTTCCCGTTCGATCCGGACGTCTATTGGCAGCTCGCCGAGGGGCCGCTCCATCGCCACCCGAGGATCTGCCGCGGCTGCGGCTGCTCGGCACATGATCGCTGCGCCGACGGTGAAGGCGGTGAGTGCCACTGGATCGAGCAGGATCGCTGCTCCGCCTGCAGCCAGGGAGGCCGGCAATGCGCCTGATCGCCAAAGCCGCCCGCGCTCTGCTCGTCACGCTGCTCGTCTGCGCCGCGCTGTGCAGCGTGCCCCTCCAGCTGGTCCTGCTGTTCACCCGCGCCCAGGCGGCGCGGCGCTGATCGGCAGGCAAGCAAAGGACGCCACATGGCTGCACGCCCCTCTTTCCGCCCGACCGATCTAGCCCGCGCGATTCGCGCCTGCCGTAAGGGCGGGCTGGAGATCGCGCGCACCGAAATCGACCCCGACGGCCGCATCATCCTGTTCCACGCCTCCGCCGAGGCAGAAGCCGCCCCCGCCAGCCCCTTCGATGCATGGAAGGCGAGCCGCAATGCGGGTTAAGCTGAAGGGGGTGAATCGCACGCGCGTGCGCGCCGCCAATGGCGAAATCGTGGAGTATTTCTATGCCTGGAAGGGCGGACCCCGCCTTGAGGGCAAGCCGGGCACGCCTGAGTTTCTGGCCAGCTACGAACGGGCCCATGCCGAAGATCGCAAGCGCGCCACCGACACGCTGCGCACGCTATTGGATGCGTTTCAGGATTCGAGCGCCTTCACCGATCTCGCGGACCGAACGCGCGTCGACTACAATAAGCAGCTGCGCATCATCGATGGCGAATTCGGCGACTTCCCCATCGCCGCGCTCGCGGATCGGCGCACCCGGGGCGAATTCATGGCTTGGCGGGATCGCCTTGCCATTCGATCGCGTAGGCAGGCCGATTACGCCTATTCGGTGCTGGCGCGCGTGCTGTCCTGGTCGGTGGATCGCGGCCTGGCGCCGGTCAACCCGTGCCGGGCGGGCGGCCGCGTGTATCGCGCGGCACGATCGGAGCGCGTGTGGTCGGCCGAGAACGAAGCAGCGTTTTATGCACGCGCGCCGGAGCACCTGCACCTGGCGCTGATGCTGGCGCTCTGGACGGGCCAGCGACAGGGCGACCTGCTGGCGCTGACCTGGGGCGCCTATGACAGCGCGAACCTGCGCTTGGTTCAGCACAAGACGATCCGGAAAAAGGAAGGTCAGGCAGGCAAACGAATCGTGATCCCGGTGGGCAAGCCGCTAAAGGCGCGGCTCGACGCGCTTGCGGAGAGCCGCCCTTCCGCGCGCGAGACGATCTTGCTGACCGAGCGCGGGACGCCGTGGACAGAAGGCGGCTTCCGCGCTTCGTGGCGCAAAGCATGCATCGCTGCGGGTGTGGAAGGGGTGACCTTCCATGATCTGCGCGGCACGGCCGTAACGCGCCTGGCACTGGCCGGAGCAACGCCGCCGGAGATCGCGACGATCACGGGCCATTCGCTGCGCGACGTGAACGACATACTCGACGCACATTATCTGAACCGCGATCAGCGCCTCGCCGAGTCCGCAATCCGGAAGCTGGAATCCGGCTGA